TCCGATGTTTTTAGTAATGACATACTAATCCTTTATTTGAATTGTTTATTAACCCTCGCAGGCCCGACACTCATCGCTACCTTCTGTAGGTTCGTACTCCATTTCACCCTTAAAATGCATCATAAGGTCATCATATCCGCCGACGTATTTGCCCTCCAGATAAATTTGAGGAACTGTTGTGACTTTCCTTCCTGTGACCTCTGCGGCAGACTTCTTTATCTCCTCAAGATCAACGTAATCATACTCTATGCCGCGTAGCAACAGTTCCTCAGCGGCCATCTTACACCACGGACAATCCTTCTTGCCGTAGAGTATGGTACGGTTATCGTCTTGCAACGCAACACGTTCCACTTTGTCGGATACGGTCTCTGCACGAGACTTTGCCTCAGTGCGCAAATAGTATAACCCTTTGAGACCTTTCTTCCATGCATTGAAGTGTACTTTGTTGACGTACCTCTTCGGTGCACCCGACGGGAAGAATAAATTGACTGACTGACCCTGACAGATATATTGTTGTCGGTCAGCAGCATGGGTTACAACCCACTCTTGATCTAGTTCTTGTGCGGTCTTAAATACCGCTTTCTCTCCTTCGTTGAGGAATGGTAGGTGTTGTACCGACCCTTTTTTAGTAATGATACTAGACCATGTAGATTCGTTGTCTTGTCGCTTTTCTTTCAATAACTTTTCTAGATACACATTCTTCACTAAAAACGAACCAGCGCGTGTTCTGTGCGTGTAGGCACATGCTTTGAGTGGTTCAATAGATGGTGACGTAGAAAGTATAACACCACTTGACGCATTTGGTGCGATAGCAAGTAAATGTGAACATCGGCGACCTGTGCCTTCGCCGTCTAGATACTCTCCTCGTTCTTCTGCTAGAAGAATGTTTTCAAATTCGGCATTCTTACTAATGTGTTGGAAGACCACATGGTTGATCTCTCTTGCTTTATCTGATTCCCAAGCAACAGCGTGTTTTTGTAGAAGTGAGTGGAAGCCCATTGCTCCAAGTCCAATACTTCTTTCTCTTTCTGCCGAATAACGGGCGCGGGAAATACTATCAGGCGCATTGTCAATGAAGTATTGGAGAACGTTGTCCAGCATACGAACAAGATCACGCACGATATTAGTGTCTTTCCATTCATCATAATATTCTAAGTTTAGTGAAGACAAGCAACACACTGCAGTCCTTTCTGCAGAAGTAGGTAAGTGAATTTCGTTACAGAGATTTGAACCGTGAATACGCAGACCCTTCTCTTTCAGTGCCATTGGCAATCCACGATTTGCAGTGTCAATAAAGTTCAGGTATGGTTCACCTGTACGGAAACGAACTTCAAGAATACGTTCCCACAACTTACGTGCATTCACTGTGTCTTTCACAGCGCCGTCTTTTGGATCACGTAAATCAAAGGATGTGTTGTTCAAGACTGCTGCCATGAACTCATCTGTAATGTTGATTGCGTTGTGTAAGTTCAGCGCTTTACGTTGAACGTCACCTGTAGGGATACGGATGTTCAGAAACTCGATGATGTCTGGGTGAGACACATCTAGATACGCCGCATAAGACCCCTTACGCGTTCTCCCTTGACGATATGCAATCATGTCTGCATCTACAGTGTGCATAAACGGAATGGGCCCAGGGGCGATATCAGAGACGGTACGAACGTCTCCCCAGTGTCCACCGACACCACCGCCCATGACAGACAACCACCTCAACTCACTAGAGTGATCAATGAGTCCTTCGAGTGTGTCTGGGACGTAAGTAAGAAAACATGAGATAGGAAGACCTTTACCTTTGGCCTCTCCTTCCCCAGGGGCATTAGACAGAACAGGAGACGCAAACATGAACCACTTCTTACTCACATACTCATAGAGACGCTCTGCAAGATCTTCGTCTAACTCACCTTTGTATATTGCCCATGCACGAGCAGCTCTCGCGTAAGCGTCTTGAGGAGAATTCTCCTCTTCCATCATGTAGAAGTCCTTCAACATGCCTACTGCATAGTCAGTTAAAAGACCGTCACGATCATACTGTATATCAATCATTATTGTTGCTCAATTATTTTGAATAGTCGTAGAAAGGTTCTTCCTGCTGATACTCATAACTCTCTATCAGCATTTGATTACCTGTCTTCCAGAATTTTTCACATCGCTCCTCTATGTATGAGTCACGATCTTTAGAGTCAAAGAGGCCCTCCCACATGAGATGATTCTCAAATGAGTCTTTAGGGTTCTTGATTAGGAATCTGTCTGAGGAAAGATCTGATCCTTCATATCCTTTCATTGGAACGTAGATGAGTGTTTCTTCATCGTACGACTCTAGGATCAGGGAAGTGTCTTCATTATCTGTTTCAAGAATGACTATTTTGTAGTCATTGAAATCAATGATTTTCATGGAATTGCCTCAAATTTCAACGTAGAATTATATAGTAATTTGAGGACTTTGTAAAGCTAATTTTAAAGTTTTTTTGGTAGGAGTCTGCGCAATATTTCTATATTGGTCTTGCGCTTGTTTTTGCGATCGCCCTTCTTTCGGACGATGACAGTAGATGAGTCATCACCTGCACCAGGGACTCCAGATGTGTTGTTTGTAGGCACATCTTCGCTGAACTGCTTTTGAAATTCTGAGAACGTCTTCATATCACTTCATTATCTCATTTGCGGTGAATAGTACTCTATGTCCAGTACGCATGTGAGTGCCTTCATAGACAGGAATGCCTATGACATTGTGACATAAATTGTTTTCTGTGACACGGATCTTGTCGTCTTTTCGTACAACTTCATGACATTGATCTGTCATTGAGTCATTACGCATACGATAAACGCCTTCACCAAGATTGCCATTGTCTAAAACATACCACTGAGAATTCTCCAGCAGAACGTCCATGATGTCAATCCCCGTCTCTTCGTGAATCTTTTGTAGGTTAGTGTCGTTCAGTTGACCGTGTTCTTTGATCAGTGCCAGTGCAGCACCATAACGTGCGATGACAGAAGATCCGCCTGGGGCCTTTGCCATGAGTTTCTTTAGATTGAATACGAGACGATGAAACGCGGTATAGTGTGTGCGATAGGCGTCACGATTGTCCATCGTGTCCATTGAGAAACCTTTTATCTTGTTGCCGTCAGCGTCAATGATACCCGCTTTATATGCACCGGTGTCTTCAAACTTAGTAACTAGCAATTTTAGAAAACGAATTGTGTAGACTAGATCAGCCGCAGATTTTAAAATTCCCATCAGAGATCTCTCAACTTGCTTATTACGTGTTTGTCCATTTTGATTCCGGTGATATCCTCATTACGGATTGCTTTCAGAAAGATTAGAAAAGGTTTCAGAGTAGACCACTGTTCAAGTGGTATTTTTAACGCCAACATCTCAACACCCGCTTCATGCCCAAAGACATTAAAGATGACGATGAGATGGTTAAGAATCAGTCTTTCAGATAAAGTCCCTGTTTGATGATATCGGTTAATGAGTCTCTTAACATACTTGAACCTTTTCAAGTCATCAAAAAACTCATCACCATCAATACATGTAGGATTGTAGTAATGCTGTGCTGCATATACCACAAGATTTTTATTGTTCAACTTCATATCGCGAAACTTACAAATTTGTTTCAGATATTTAGTTGGTCAATAATTAATCTTCCTCAGAGTCTTTTACTTCAAAGATGTATGGTTCTGGTTCCGGTTCTTTAACTACAGGCGCCGGATTCTTAGATGCATGCCACTCGGCGATATGTGCCTCAGAGAAATTTTGCACTTTTAGAATCTCGCCAGTCACAGGATCTTTCCACCCTGCTCTAACAGGAACTGCGTTACTACACCACTTAGGAGCCTTAATCATATTACTTTCCTTTTACTGGATTGACTACAGACTTGTCGCCGTTTGACAAATTGTCTGCGCCACTACGAGCAGGTGCTTGTTTCTTAACTGCTTTGGCAGCGGCAAAGGTTTTATCATGACCATCTTCTTCGTTGTCTTCAATTTTCTTATCAGACTTCTTATGCTTGGCAATGACTTCTTTGTCATGCTTAGAAGAGTGGTCGTCATACTTTTCTGGAGCAAGTGCATCTTTCTTAGGGTTTGCAGCTTCAGAGATTGCTTCCCATAGAGACTCAAAAGAATCAGTCAGATCAACTTCAAGTGCTTCATGAGCGCGCTTCTTCCAGTCATCCATAGACAACTTACCGCCACCACGCTTATATTCTGCATACTTCTGTGACATTGTCTTATTTGCAAGTCGTGCCTTTGCGTCTGTTGCGGCCTTGTTTGCACCATCGTTTGCCATTTTACCATGACCACGATCCATAAAGTGCGCATCAGCTTCTTTTGACTTGGCGGCTGCTTTTGCAAGATCTGCAGACACTTCGTCTACTTTATCTTTCATTGCGTCACTTGTTGCTTTACGACGCTTGTGTAGGTATTCGTCAGAAGAATCTACATCACCGTCGTTGTCAATGTCCTTGTCCTTACGATTCTTGAACTTTTTATCGTTCTCTTTATCGTCTACTGGATCAAGTTTCTTTTCAGACACTTCGTGATATCCCTTACCGTCACAATGAGGACAACCATCACCGTCACACTTAGGACATTCTTCCTGATTTTCTTTATAAGACTTTTTGCCACATCCTTCTTCAAGTTCGGCATCACGAGCGGAGACCATTCCCAAATATGCCTCCATAATTTTATTGATATCTGACATCATAGTCTCCGTTGTTAATTATGAATCAAAAAACATTTTAACGAACACACCTGCAAATACAGTTGCAGAGAGTGTAATAATGTATTGCATGACTTTAACAGTCTTGCCTTGTTCTTGAACGCTATCTTCAATATCGTCCATTCGTTGAGAGAAACGATTCATACGCTCAAAGTGTTGCGCGTTCGCCTTCTCAATGTTAATAAGCTTTTCTTCCGCTCTTGCAAGATCAATCATTGCATCGGAAAGCTTGTCTATTTTATCCTCGATTCTTGCGAGGCGTTGCTCTTCACGTTGCACATGCTCTTGTAAGATTTGATTATTGTCTGCCATGCTCGATCAGCCCATTAGTATTGATTATATAAGTCTTATGATAATTATAATTTAAGTTGATATAATTAGTTGACTTATGTAAGGTTTGTGTTTATTTATAACTTATCAATTACCATGCGCGACACGACCAATAGCGTGCCTTCCACTTCGGACCAGGGTCTGCACAATTGTGCCTCGCCCTGAAACTTTTACGACGAGCAGGGTTGTCTTTCTTAATCTCCATGTTCGGATCACCGAATGAGACTTTCACGACATTACCCTTATC